AAATCCTGCTGCAATTAGGTCACTTCCTTTTACTGTAGTTACGTCATCAAATATCTTGCTCTCTGGAAAGCGGTGTGCCAGTACCTCTTGGCACTTCTTATCTATCTCTACCGAAGCAACGACCTTTACTCCTTGTCGTTGCATAGCCAAATCAAACCCACCTATTCCGGCGAATAGGCTAACTCCCGTCAGCATCAATACCATCCTCTTCGGTCTGAGTGCTTGAGAGCAGAGCAGAAATTTCCTCGATAGCGGTGTTCAACATATCGTATAGCGTGAAGGATTTGTAGTTCAGGTTTTCTACTACGCTCTCTAAGGAGCTGAGCAATTCCGAAAGCCGTTGATCTTGGGTTATCGGCGAGGTGGTCAAGCCTGCTCTCACGGGTCCATAAGGTGATGGCACAACCTCTTTGCTGCCCATCGTAACCGAGTGCTCGTAAGTAACTAATGATAAGTGCCTTGTTTTCACGCTTCTCCTCCATCGTTGCCTTTGTCTGGACCGGAGCTGGCTTGCTCACTCTCTCCTCCACCCGTAGGTGGTGTGCTGGAGTCAAGATCCATAGACTGACCAGTACTACCGTCAATATCGAGCCACTTCTTACCCATCTGTTCATCTACAATTTTCTCCTGTTCGAGTAACTCTTTGTATGTCTCAGGGTAAGCATTGGATAGGCGAGTCATCGCCCTATCCCTCGCCCTCCGGTAATTCCTATATACCACCGCGCTACGCTTGGCAGATTCTATCCTTCTAGCGATCTCCGTCATTGACCTTCTCCTCCATAACTATAAGTGCATAGGTTATCAGTAATACTATGATGATTCCGATAGTAAAGCTCACTTGCCCTCACCCACCTTGCTTGCCACAATAGAGGTGATCTCGATAGGTCTGCCCACTAGCTGAGCGTCCTCCTCATCACTCTCCCAGGTAGATATAAACACGCGTGAGTCCGGCGTTCGTTGGTGCCAGTCGAACATATCCTTAATCTGCTCGCCTCCCCATACTGCCACCCCTTGCGGATCGGTGACTTCATAGAGATAGATCAGATCAGGGTTGGTCGAATAGAAATTACTCATCATCACCCTCCCCTGGAAACATCTTATCCCAGCAGGCAGGGTGGATACCGGTGATAAGCACCTCTCTCTCCCCCGCGCTCATATCGGGGAATACCCGTTGGATATTCTCCCCTCCCCGCCACCTCTCGACTAGCTGCCGATCTAGGCTCCAGACCTCATACTCGTTACATACGCAGCAAGGTTTGGTTTTTACCGCTATTAAATTACTCATCATCTCCCTCTCCTCTCCTCTAGATAGTTGATAAGGTTGATCTCCTCTAGCGCACGAATCATACGCTTGAGGTTCTTCACTCCCTCTTCGCTATCGCCATTAGTCAGCTGCTCAATGGCTAGGTCTTTGCATAGGTCTGCCTTAGCTGCCAGATATTCTTTATTCATTACTCTCTCCCTCTTGTTTATCTAAGGAATTAGCAATACGGTTTAGACTTTTCATAATTGAATACATAATCCCTATCATCTCTTGCTCGTGTTCTTTATTCATTACTTACCCTCTCCCTCTACTGGGCAGTCAGCAGCTAGTTGCCCCTGACCGTCTGTGTCCTCGCATATGCACCAACCGAATCGTTCTACTTGCGTGGCGTGAGTCAATTCTGCCAGCTCACCCCAGGATATTGTGTCGCTCATTTACTTGCCCTCTCTCTCATTTGTTTATTGGTTAGCTCATTCTCACACTCTATGCAAGCGTCAGAATTATATTCTTTGCGGTCATACTCTCTCTCGCACGTATCACAAGAGATCCATTCAGAATTATCATCGAACGCCGGGTCAGCTGCGTAGCGGTAATCGCTCATAGATCTACCCTCGCATATACGTCATTGAGAGTAGCGTCTTGCCATTCCCCGCAACCCTGGCAGATTATGTCTCCAATAGTGATACTCAGGGTTAAGTATTCGCCGGTCTCGCACTTAGCGCATATGCCTAGCTCACTTATTCCACCGCAATAGATACAATGAAATCCCCACTCTTTATCATAAGTACCCTTATTTATATTAAAATATTTTTTACAATCGGTACACTTATAGTTCCTCATTACTCGCCCTCTCTCTCATCGGCTAGGTGCAAGGTAATAGACTTACCCGCCTCCTCCATAGCTGCCATTAAAGTACCGGCTACGCCGGCTCCCTCAATTATGCAATTACCATTAGTGTCTAATAGATCTACTATCCACGCTCTCTCACTCTCGCTCTCTTTATCCTCAAACTCTCGGATACTTATGCGATAAATAGTCTCACTTAACTCGATCATTACTCTCCCTCTCTTTCATAGATAGATAGTGCTAATTTTCCCCAGTAGTTAGCGTGCTTCTCTAGCCGGTAATATCCCGTAGCTATTACCTTTCCCTCATCGCCGGATATATCGTAAAAATATCCTTGCTTTAGATCTCCTTCTCTTACCTCTAGCTTCATTCTTTCTCGTCCTCTCTCTCTATTGGGTGCAGATATCCACCCATAGTAGAGATCAGATTGGTACGGATAACTAGCGTGCCGTACATATCTTCATAGACCTCTGCCCCTGCCATATTCTCTTCTACCCATAATTTTAGATCTTGTAGGGTATCTATCTCTTGTAGCTGCATTACTCGCCCTCTCTCTCTTTAGCGCAATTAAATAGATGGGAATACTTACCATTCTTTAGAGCTACATAGTGATAGCGGGTACTCTCTCCACAATTCTTGCAGACTCCCGCGATTATTGGATTAACAATTACGCTCATTCTTTACCCTCACTCTCTTTAGCAATTCTCTCTCTTAAATAGTCAATAGCTACTTGCCGGCCATTCTTATATCCGGTGCCTACTATGGTACGCGGTGCGATCTCTCGCGCCAGTAACGCGTCTAATAGCTCTTGACTACTCATATCCCTAGTGTTCCCTAGATCATATTTATATGGCATTACTTATCCTCTCTCTAGTACATCTATCTCACTATATCTTAGTAAGATACTACCGTACTCTACCGTATAGATAGAGTACGATAGTACGCCACTATTCTTAATCGGTATAGCGCATAGGCATAAGCAACGCTCGCCACGTGATCTTGTCGCCAGTAATTCTTACACGCATAGGCTTACCTTCACCGGTAAAGTAGATCTTAATAGCTGCCTTCTTACCGGCGATCTTAGCGTAATCGGCCATAAACGCAGGGTTAAACGCTACGCCCTCTACCGCTACCGGCTCCTTCTCACTATCGCTAAATAGTTGCTCCGTAGGTGGATAAGTGCCGCCAGATACGGTAAAGGTGATCGCGTCCCCTAGCGAGCTAACCGTAATCGTGTCTCCAATACGGGAGAATTGCACTAGGTTAGCCTTATGATCCTTGCATAGAGCGATCACTCTCTTAATATCGTATAGCGGAATAAGGCTAGGCTCTAATCTCCCGTCTAGTGTAGGCAATCTACCCTCGATCAAGCGGTATCTATCGGTAGCCTTAGCCTTAAATAGTCCGCCCTCACTCTCAATATGTACCGCGTTAAGTGTAGGCAGGCTCTTATCCGTACCGGCGTGAGAGCTTACGCCCTCTAATAGTGTTAATAGGCTCACGCCCTCTACCTCTACGTAATTTACCGCTACTTTATTATCCTCTAGTGTAGTCATATATTCTCTCTCTTTCATATCTATTAGGGCTAGCTGCCCTCCCTTACCCTCTCCCTCTACCGTAGAGAGAGGGCAAGAGATAACCTCTAGCGTGTCGTACTATACCGTACTCTAGCCTAGTATCTCCGCAGGATCGCCGTCCCCGATATAATCCATTAGCTCATCAAAATCCATATCATAGATGTCTGCGTGTTCCATTAGTCTAATCGCCCTCTCTCTCTTATGAGCTCACGCGCTAGGCGCACACTCTCGCGCTTAGAATAGCCGGCGTAGACCCTCTCTCCTAGTCGCATATATTCACGATAGGCCACTATCCGGTAAAAATTGCCAATAACCGCATTACCCTCACGCGTGATAAGTAATTCCACTCTCGCGCTCATAATCTAACCCTCTCTCCCTCTTATATATTTAGAGCTATCTGCCCTCTACCGCTCTCTCTCACGCTTGCAGAGAGAGCGATAGATAACCTATAGCCGGCGCAGATCTAGGCTGCGCCCTAGTTTAAGAGCGCGCTAGATCCCGACACACTTAGTCATTGACCCGACACAATAGCCGGCAGGCGTGTACCAGATATGACCGCTAGCCCATATGAGCAGGGCTAGGCCGGCCACGATTAAGATCGCCCTCACGATCTTACCGCGCCTAGTGAGCCTCACGCGCTCATCTCCTTATATTCTCTCTGCCTTTTCTGCCAATCAAGAGCCGAAAAGGTCGTGTAAATACCGGTAAGGGTCTGCCACGCCTCTTTGCGTGTCCATCCAATATAACCGAGGGTTAGGTGTAGAGGGTCATAGTGTGCGGAGCGATACTTAGTGCCACCGGTGGCGAAAATACGCCAGGCGTTACCATAAGTAGGGGAGCCATATTGCAGGATGAGGTGAGGTCGTCTCATAGATTCATATTCACTCTCTAATTCCTCGCCTTCTAATAGGCCTAGTTCGATCATATATTCCTCAATCATCTTTACTCTATTTTCTAGCATCTCGTTAGTGATATCCATATCCTTACTCTCCTTTATTTTCTATGATATGAGCGGTCTGCTCCCATAGTTTGGCGACTATCGCCTTTATATCTTTAAGATCATTGAAAGAGTCTGCGTGACGGTTAGTACCCTCACTATCAAAATCATTCCACGAATATCCGCTATCGGTCTCTAACGATTCACCGAACGCGATCTCCGTACCGTTACTTAACACGATAGAGATGTAGCCGGGATATTGCCAATTCACCTTAACGCCGGCAGGGGCGGTAAGTGTTATCTCGTGTTGAATGAGATGTATTGGATGTGTATTGCCGGTACTTATTCCGTCAAAATCGGTAACCTTGATGTTCATTAGTTACTCTCCTCTAGTTTAAATTCTGCGCCGATTACATCCCAATCGTCAATGATCGTCTCATAATCTGCAATGCGTAGAGCCTCTTCATAACTATCTGCCTGAATTGTGATCTCTAAATCCTGCTTAAGTGTTGCGGTGAATTTATATTCCATTGCCTTGCCTCTTTCGGTAGTAGTGATCCTGCAGGGCTAATCATATGCCCACCTATACCGTATAAGCAAGGCTATTTGACTATCCGGCGCAGCCGCGCAGCGTGGCGCAGCCCGGCGAGGTCTACCGGCTAGCGGTCTGCCGGGTGAGGTCAAGGTAAGAATACGGAGATCATCCTCGCTGCCTGCCTTTCGGCGGGGTTGCCCTCTCTCATTCGGGCGATCATCTCCGGATTGACCTCGTCGCGGTGGTTGATTGCGTAGCAGATTGACCAGATCACCAAGGCGCGGTGGCTTGAGAGGTTGAGCCGGTCTAGTAGGGGGCGGTCATTCATTAGATCTCCATTCTTTCCGGGGTCATTCCCCGTCACTTATCTACTCTGCCTTGCCGGTTTAGATGTTAAATCTGGCCAGATAGTTAGGGGTCACGCCACCGCCGATACGGTAGCAAGCCTGCCCGTTTACCCTAACCGCCTAGACTCTTGCCCCATAACCGTAGGGGTGAGGGGGCAGGGGGTCACCGCGCAGGGCTAGAGGTCACCCCCCGTTGCTAAATTTGTGACGCAGGGGGTATATATACCCTAACAAAAAATATTTGCTAAAGTGAAAGGCCGAAAGTGGCCTCTGACCTGCACTTTTACTAGTGTGACTAACGTCACAGAAATAAAACGGGAAATGCGTTAAATTTCCTGCCTTATATACAGTAGGGGAGCAAAGCGGGGAAGACCTTTGCGACCCGTTCGGTTGGCCTCTTGCGAGGCCCCTAGGCCGAGTACCAACTTACCCCTCAGTTCGCTGTGGCTCCTTCGGGCGCTAAGCCCGACCAGTGCAGCTAGCGGCGCTTTTTAATCGGGTGGGGTCTATCTAAATATTAGATCCGATAAATTACTCAGCCCGATAATAAAATCAATTCCGGCCCGTCTAAGATTAAGGAACTGCTATGGCACCAAAGCCTAAACCAACACCAAGCGTTAAGGCTACGGCAAAACCAAGCGCGGCTTCTCTTAAAAAATCGGGCGTTGATAAACTTACCAAAATTGGCAAGACCACTTCCGAGGCTCATATATCTTTTGCTTTAAGACAAGGCAAGATAACCAAGCAAGAAGCAGCAGCTATTGACCCTAAGAACTTTAAGATCTTACTAAACCCTAAAGTTACCCGCACTATAGAGATAGACTTAAACGCACCAAAACGACCTCGTGGTGGAGGTAGTGGCGGAACTATGGGCGGTGGACGGATTGGTCCAATTAAATAAACTAGGAGTCTAATGGCTGACAATTCAGCTGACATTGCCAAGAGAGTAATCCTCGGCGCTGTCGCAGAAGGTATGACCGTTGAGGCAGCAACTGCCTCTGCTGGCAAGTCCATCAAGACTTATGAGTATTACCGTCGCACAGATAAGGTCTTTGCGGATAAGGTAGATCGAACCCGCCTAGGTCTCAAGGATAAGCAGTTCGCCTCCGGTGACGTACACGACCTGACCTTTGCAGAGTTCCGCCAACGTTTCTTGCATAGCCGCACCTTTGCTCACCAGCAGAATATCGTAGATGTCATTGAGGGCCGAGAGCCTGGTTGGTTGCACCCCTCTATGAAGTTTGAGCCAGGACTTGCGGCCAACCGCGTCCTGATAAATATCCCGCCCAACCACGCCAAGTCTATTACGATCACCGTAGATTATGTGACGTGGCAGGTATGTAGGAATCCTAACTTTCGAGTATTGATCGTATCCCAAACGCAGCAGTTAGCTGCCGACTTTCTCTACGCCATCAAGCAACGTCTGACGCATCCAATGTATCAAGATCTACAGACTGCGTATGCTGCTGGCGTAGGGTTTAACTCTAAGTCTGCCTCGTGGCAGGCAACCCGTGTTACCTTTGGTGATGAACTCCGTGAGTCATCTGAAAAGGACCCGAACATTGAAGCCGTCGGTATCGGTGGTCAGATCTACGGTAAGCGTGCCGATATGATTATTGTAGATGACGCGGTGACTCTAAAGAACGCTAACGAGTTTGAGAAGCAGATCCGCTGGTTAACCCAAGATGTGCGATCCCGTCTTAACCCTACGGGTAAACTGATTGTTATCGGAACTCGTGTGGCCTCTGTGGATCTATACCGCGAGCTACGCTCAGAGGACCGCTACCCTGGTGGCCAGGTTCCTTGGAAGTATCTAGCGATGCCGGCCCTGCTGACAGCAGATGAAGACCCTGACAAGTGGGAAACCTTGTGGCCAGCATCCGATGCTCCATTTGATGGACAGTTAGAATCTGATAAAAACGAAGACGGCCTATATCCTCGCTGGTCTGGACGTAACCTTTACAACGAACGCCAAGCGATGGATGCAAGCACCTGGGCTTTGGTATATCAGCAGCAGGACATTTCTGAAAACGCTGCCTTTGATCCGGTATGTGTTAAGGGATCTATTGACGGTATGCGTAAGGCAGGCAACTTAGTTGCAGGTCACCCAGGACATCCTAGAGACTTAAACGGCTTTACTTATATCTGTGGACTAGACCCTGCAATGATCGGTGATACTGCAGCTATCTGCTATGCCATTGACCGATCAACGAGCAAGAGGTACATAGTAGATGCTATCAAGATTAGCCGTCCGTCTCCAGCCGATATCCGTAATCTTATTTTTGATTGGACATCCCTCTACTCCCCCTCAGAGTGGATCGTCGAAAAGAACGCCTTCCAATCCTTCCTAACACAGGATGAAGGTATCCGTATGCACTTGGCTTCTCGCGGAGTCCAGTTCAAGGAACACCACACTGGTTCTAACAAGTGGGATGCCGGCTTCGGTGTAGCCTCTATGTCTACCCTCTTTGGTACTAAGCAGTTTGATGGTAAGCACCATCGAGATAACTTAATACATCTGCCAAGCGATCAGACCGAGAATGTTAAGGCTCTGATTGAGCAGTTAATTACCTGGACTCCAACGACTAAGGGTAAGACCGATATGGTGATGGCCTTGTGGTTCTGTGAGATTAGAGCACGTGAGATGCTCAACTACGGTAAATATGCCACCCACCATATGAAAAACCCATTCCTATCTCGCCAAGAGATGGGCAAGCGAACAGTGATTAACTTAGAAGAAGCCTTCGCTGAACAAAATAAAATGAGAATCATTTAGGAGATAACATTGTTATCAGTCAAAGAAGTTGACGCGAAGCTATCGCGGCTACGTACACGCTCATCAGCGCGTGACCAACGTATGCGTGATGTGCTTTCGGTGCGTCAAGGAGATATCTCAAAGGTATATCCTTCGATGTTTTCAGAGGACTACCCAAAGCCTCTTGTTGCCAACTTCATTGACGTAGCAGCACGTGACCTAGCAGAAGCTATGGCACCACTGCCATCCTTTAACTGCTCAGCAACCAATATGGTTTCAGATTCTGCACGTAAGATGGCAGATACTCGTACCCGTATTGCTAACTTTTATGTCACCAACTCTGATCTACAACTTCAGATGTATACCGCAGCAGACTGGTATAACACCTACGGTCTAGGTATTGGTATGGTTGAGATGGATTACGATGACAATAATCCTCGTATCCGTATGCTCAACCCATTTGGTACATACCCAGAGTTGGATCGTTATGGTCGAGTTTTATCTATTAGCCAAGTTATTGTTACCGATGCAGAGACATTGGCTGCACAGTACCCAGAGTTCTACGACCAGATCCTAGGTCGCAATCAGTACCAGTTGTCTTCGCCTTATATCTCAATGGTCAAGTACCACGATAAGGATCAGGACCTGCTCTACCTACCAGAGCGTAAGAACCTAGTTCTATCTAACACACCTAACGTATTAGGCAAGCCAATGGCATCTGTCATTATGCGTTCTTCTTTAGATGGAGAAGCACGCGGTCAGTTTGATGATGTACTCTCAGTACAACTTGCTCGTGCTCGCTTTGCAGTATTGCAGATCCAAGCAGCTGAGAAGTCTATCCAAGCACCTATTGCTATCCCACAGGATGTGCAAGAGTTGGCACTTGGACCAGATGCAATTATGCGTTCTGCTAATCCGCAAGGCATCCGTCGTGTACCACTAGAACTACCACCTGGAGTCTTTACAGAGTCTGGCGTTCTTGAGCGTGAACTACGTATGGGTGCTCGTTACCCAGAATCTCGCTCAGGAAACATTGACGCATCTGTTGTTACAGGTCGTGGAGTTCAAGCACTACAGGCAGGCTTTGATACACAAATCAAGGCAGCACAAGCACAGTTTGCTCGTATGTTCCAAGAACTTACCGCTGTCTGCTTTGAAGCAGATGAGAAGATCTTTGGTGGTATTCCAAAGACAATCAAGGGTTCAGATGATGGAACACCTTATGTACTCAAGTACATCCCATCACGCGACATCAAGGGTGAGTACGGCGTAGATGTCCGTTACGGAATTATGTCTGGTATGGACCCTAACCGTGCCATCATTGCTTTGCTACAGATGCGTTCAGATAAGCTCGTATCACGTGACTATGTACGTCGTGAGATCCCAATGGATCTTAACGTGACACAGGAGGAACAACGTGTTGATATTGAAGAAATGCGTGACTCTTTGCGCGTTGCTGTTGCTCAGTACGCTCAGGCGATACCGGCACTCGCGGCGCAAGGCCAAGACCCTTCACAGATTATCGGGCGTATCGCATCTGTTATCCAAGGTCGCCAAAAGGGACAAGCCCTAGAGAACGTTATCGAAAAAGCATTTGCACCAGAACCAGCACCAACCCCAGAGATGCCACCTATGGCACCAGGTATGGAGCAACAGATTCCAGCAGCAGGTGCGGCCCCCGCCCCTGCCTCGCAGCAACCTCCACAAACACAAGCTGGTTCGGCCCCTGCTGCTGGTCAACGTCCAGATATAGCACAACTACTAGCCGGCATCACCGGCGCAGCATAAGCAAAGGAGGTGGAAATATGAATAAAGGATCACGCGCAGCAGCGCCAATGTCAAAGCCTGTCGAGGGCAAGAAGGATACCTCTAAGCCAAAAGGCGGCAAGGTAGTTCCATCAATGATGCCAGCAGGCCGCAAGGGAACATCAGTAAAAAAGGGTTAATTATTTTAATGGAAGGTGTATAGGGTGATGGATCATAATAAAATACGTCGCCCTATACGCCCTTCTGATTTTGTAGTAATACTTACAGAGACTGCGTATAACTTATCGCAGGTTGCAACAGGATTCTTTGAATCATTATACGAATTAAGCATTTACCATTCTAACCAAAAGACTGAAACCAATCAGGCTTGGGAACAGATGGCGCAAGACCTAGAGACTTTAGAG